ACATATACTAAAGGTGACAAACATTGTCCACATGTACACCCAGGTGTTCATTATACAAATGTTTATTACTTAGATATGCCAGGTGATTATGGTTCTCGTTCTTGGGACCCTATGGATAAGAATAAAGTATTAGATGTAAAAATTGAAGAAGGTGATTTATTAAGTTTACCTGGTCAGTTAATGCACGATAGTCCTGAAATATTAGATAACACTTCAAAAACCATTATAGGTTTTAATATTAATTTTCAAGGTAATGCTAATTTAGATACTAATTATAGAACTACGACCAACTAGAATTGTCAGGATTCCAAACTAAAGTTGCCGTTAGACTTGCGTCAGGATCAGTAAGAGATATAGTCTCAGATACTTCACCATTTGCCGTATTGATTTTATGTCTGTAGTAAGGATTTTCAGAACCACCTACTTTACTTGCAATAAATCTTGTATTATCTTGGTCCCATTCAATTACATATTCAAAAGTATCACTACCCTCAGTATATGTTGTTACACTTGGTGTTGCAACTGGTGGATAATATGCACCATCAGATGAGTTTAATACCCAGTTTGCAAAAGGTTTTGGTGATGTAAAGTATCCGTCACCACCATCATCTACAAAAACACAATCAGGACCTGCAAATCTTTTTCTAAATGAATGTGAATGACTTGTTTGTTTCCATGAAACACCAGGATAAGAACCATCTACATATGCAATGCCTGGATCTTCAGCGATATTATTAGCGCACCAAGTTTCTCCGTCAGTTGCCATGTCAGCAGATACATGACTGTCATCTACTGATACAACTCTTAATACTTTATTATCTTTATCTAATTCTGCAAAGTGTGCCATATTAACTTGTATATGTTCCTGGGTTATTAAATGTGTGAACTCTATTACTACCTACGATAGATTGTGTATTACCACCTGAACCTTTTTGTGTAGTACCAGGGTATGCGATAACTACTCTACCTGAACCACCGTTACCAGAAGATTGGTTCCAATGACCTAGTCCGCCACCACCGCCGCCTCTATTAGCAGTACCTGGTTGACCACCACCGTTATTTTGACCTCCGCCGCCACCACCTGGGTTTGGTGAAGTTGTTGAACCTGGGTTACGACCACCGCCGCCTCCTGCATAAGTGATACCATCACCAGGGTAAGTTGTTCCGTTTCCAGCAGAGATACTTGAACCAGAGTTAGCAGCACCACCGCCGCCGCCTCCGCCGCCGCCACCGCCGCCTCGTCCACCTGGATTTCCTTGTCCAGAAATACCTGAGCCAGCACTTTGTCCTTGACGACCGCCACCACCAGAACCACCTGGTAGTCCAGAACCACCTTGTTCAGCACCGCCTCCGCCGCCACCCGTTGTTGGGATACCAGAGAAAGAAGAACCTGAACCTTGGTTACCTCTTGTTGTAAAACCTGTATTTGGTGACCCACCGCCACCTATTGATATTGAATGAGGGATACCAGGCGCACTTTGAATAGTACCAGAAATATAACCTCCTGCACCACCACCTGAACCTTGGTTTTCACCGCCGCCTCCGCCACCTGCAACAATTAAATATGTGTAAGTATATTCATTTGTTTTATTCTGCAAGTCAGACATAGCGATTGCACCAGAAGGTATACCTGCTAAACTTCTTACAGGTGATGAACCCATATTAATAGAAGTAGATGTAGGTGAAACTCCTAATTCTTCGTTGACTTCAGAAAGTGCTATTTGTGCGTTAGGCGTTGCCATTCTTTAATCTCCTTAATTATTTATTTTTTTTCAAATTATTAACTTCTTCTGTTAATTCTTTAACAGCTTCAATTAATACTGTAACTAATCTATCATATTTAACTGCCTTGATGCCGTCTGGTCTTGTACCAACAACTTCAGGCATAACTTTTTCAACATCCTGAGCGATAACTCCAACGTCATGTTTTCTAACAAAGTATCCGTCTTCGCCACCTTTTGCTTTGATGAAACTATCTTTCCAGTCAAAGAATACACCGTTAATTTTCTTAATCATTTCTAGTGGACTAGGAATGTTTACAATGTTTTCCTTGAGAGCAACGTCTGAACTGTGGAAGGCAGTTATATCGTTAGTCGCTCTGATTTCACCTGAAGTACCAGAAGCGTCTGTAGCGACACCTAAACTGTCTAGTCTAACGTCATTACCAGCAGTATCGTTTGATAATACAATCGTACCCGCTTGGTCTGGGAATGTTACACTTCTATCTGAACATGAAGCAGGAGCAGCAACAGTTATTTTGTTTGTACCGTTATCACTATCTTCAAAAAATTCTATGAAACCTGCGCCTGTAGCACCGTTTTTAACAGAAGCACCTGCCGTAAATGTACCAGTTGTTGCCGTAATACCTGCATTGAATGTAGCAGCACCAGCATCTGACATATCTAAAGTTAAAGCAGTTATTCCTGAACCACCATCATCACCTTTGAAATTTATGTCTTTATCTTGTGTTGTTACTGATATATCAAAGTCAGTTGAATTGTTTGTGAAAGCAGCAAAACCTGTACCACCATCATACAATCTTATATCACCGCCATCAGCGTCTAAGTGAATATCACCTGGAGCGTCTAGTGTAACATCAGTTGCACCATTTAGTACAAAATCTAAGGCAGTAGTACCACCCGCTTTTAATGTAATATTGTCACCATCAGCGTCTAAAGTAATATCACCACTTGCGTCTACTAGGAAGTCAGTAGCGTTGATTTGTGCGATTGTAGGTGTTGTTAATGTTTTGTTTGTTAATGTGTCTGTAGTATCTTTACCTACTAATATTGTTGAAGCATTAGGTAACTGTACTGTTCTATCACCAGTTGGGTCAACAACTGTTAAAGTTGTCTCAAAACTGTCTGCTGTTGAACCTTCAAAAACTACTGTACCAGTATTTGTAATACCAGTTGTAGTTATTGCACCTGTACTTAATGTAGATGAACCGTTATCTATGTTACCAAAACCTGATGAAATAGCACCTGCATTTAAAGTACCAGTTTCTACTAAGTTACCCATGTTAGTGATTTCACTAGCAAAGTAAGTTGCGAAAGTTTGTACTTTAGTTTGTTTCATAGTACCGCCATCGTTAGTTACGATACCATCATCATCAGCGACAGCAGTTGTACCTACTGTAGTACCACCGTCCATTATGTTTACTTCATCTGGTGTAGCAGTTATCTGAGTAGTTGAAGCAGCAGCAAATGGTTGTAATGTACCAGCAGCGTTTGCAATATTAACACTTCTATCAGCAGTTGGGTCTATGACACCTAAAGTTGTTTCAAAACTGTCTGCTGTTGAACCTTCAAACTGAACTGAACCTGTTGTTACAAAACCAGTACCTGTTACTGAACCTGTAGATGTAATCGCACCACTATCTACTGTGCCAGCAAATGTTACGTTAGCACCTGTGAATGTGGCAGCAGTTGTAGTACCAGATTTAATTATTAAGTTACCAGAATTGTTTGTTGCACTACCAAAAGTAGTACCTGCGTCTTTGAAGAATATATCTCCGCCATCAGCGTCTAATGATATATCACCACCTGCGTCTAATGTTACTGAAGTTGTACCATCTAATACGAAATCTAGTACAGTTGTACCGCCGTCTTTGAAAGTAATGTTAGCACCATCAGCGTCTAGTATGATATCAGTAGCAGCGTCTAGTGTGATTGTTGAACCACTATCTATTTCTGTAATTACTGGTGTTGTTAATGTTTTGTTTGTAAGTGTGTCAGTTGTATCTCTACCAACTAATTGAGTAGTTGCGTTAGGGATTGTAACTGTTCTATCTGCCGTAGGATCTTCAACTGTTAATGTTGTTTCAAAACTGTCAGCAGTAGAACCTTCAAATGTAAATGAGTTAGTTACTGAGATAGTTGAGGAATCAACTGTAGTTGTAGAACCTGAAACTGTTAAGTTACCAGCGATGGTTACGTTTGCACCTGACATTGTAATAGCAGTAGTTGGTGTAGAACCTGATTGTATTCTTAACTCACCACCATTGTTATTTAATGCACCAAATGTTGTACCATCATCTTTTAGAGTTACGTCTGCACCGCCAGCGTCTAATACGATATCAGCAGCAGCGTCTAAAGTTATAGAACCTGTACTGTCTATCTCAGCGATAACAGGAGTTGTTAACGTTTTATTTGTTAATGTATCTGTTGTATCTCTACCAACAACTGTTGTTGTAGCGTCTTGGAAAGTAATTGTTCTATCAGCAGTTGGGTCTGTAATTGCAAATGTAGTTTCAAATGAGTTGTCAGTTGCACCTTCAAATGTAATACCACCTGATGTTAGAGTTAAAGCAGTACCTTGTAATGTACCAGTTGATGTAATTGCACCTGAACCTACTGTACCTGCTAATGTTACGTTTGCGCCACTAAATGTTGCAGCTGTTGTTGTACCTGATTTGATAATCAAGTTACTTGAATTATTTGTTAAAGCACCATATTGTGAACCACCATCTAATAATAAAACGTCTGCACCATCAGCGTCTAATTTAATATCGCCTGGAGCGTCTAGTGTAACGTCTGTACTACCGTTTAATACGAAATCTAGTACAGTTGTACCACCATCTTTCATTGTAATATTAGCACCATCAGCGTCTAATACTATGTCTGCTGAAGCGTCTAATGTAATAGTAGAACCATCAATCTCGTTGATGATTGGTGTTGTTAAAGTTTTGTTTGTTAACGTTTGAGAAACGTCCGTACCAACTAGTGTAGTAGTTGCGTTTGGAATAGTTACTGTTCTATCAGCTGTTGGGTCAACAACTGTTAACGTTGTTTCAAAACTGTCTGAAGTGGAACCTTCAAAAGTGAAACTTGCACCTGTGAAAGCAGCACCTGAAATATTTGGGCTCGTTAGTGTCTTGTTTGTGAGTGTTTGTGTAGCGGATGTCGTTACTACTTCAAAACCGCCTGCTGTTGAGCCATCATGGACTCTAAGAGTATCTTTATCAGTATCTACACTTACCTCACCAACTGCACCAGTAAAACTGTTATTTTGAGACGTTGATCCTCGTCTTAATTGTAATGCTGTTGGCATATTGTTCTCCTAGTTATATTCTATGCTATATTTATACTATTTATAATCTATTATGCTACACTTCCTAAATCAACTGTAACTACAGAACCTCTAGGTTCCATGTGGTCATACAAGTCAGATGTAATGACCTGGAATGCGTCAACGATTGCTTCAAAAGGACTTTCGCCTCCTGCTAAGTCAACGTTTCCTGATGCCGCTGGGTGTTGTGTTAATGTTGATTGTGGGAATGATGTATCACTTGTCATTGCCACAGTACCTGTTTTATTAGGTAATGTGATTGTTCTATCAGCAGTTGGGTCTGTTACTTGTACTGTAGTCTCAAAACTATCTGCTGTACTACCTTCAAAAACAATGTTACCACCAACTGTTAAGTTAGTAACACTTGGACTTGCGTCTAAAGCGATTTCGATATCATTGTTTGAAACTGTTGTTGTAATGTTTGATCCACCAGTAAAGTCTAGTGTATCAGTACCTACTGTTACTGTATCGTTAGAACCGCTATCTGCACCTACTGTTAATACAGTTGATATAGAGGCAGTACCTATAGATGTTACAAGTCCTTTTGCATTAGCAGTAATTACTGGTATAACAGTTGTACTACCAACTGCTGATGTATCACTATTTACTGTTGCTAATGTTAATGCACCACTTGTTGCTACAGTAGCATCACCACTAAACATTCCATGAGTTATAAGAGTACCAGTCGCATTTGGTAGTGTGATTGTTCTATCTGCTGTAGGATCAGTTACAGTTAAAGTGGATTCAAAACTATCTGCCGTGCTACCTTCAAAGACTATTGCACTATCAGATAAAGTTAAACCTGAAACTGTAGGACTTGTTATTGTTTTATTCGTTAATGTGTCAGTAGTATTTCTACCAACTAATTGGTCTGAAGCGGCACTTGGTAACGTTAATGTAATATCTGAACTTGGATTACCTGGTGCTAAAGTTGTTTCAAAACTATCACTTGTAGAACCTTCAAAGATAATGTTACCAGATACAAGACCATTAAAGACAATCGTATCTGAAGCACTATCACCAAGATTGACTGTACCGCCATTGAATGTTGATGTACCTGTAACTGTTAAGTTACCTGCGATTGTGGTGTTAGCACCACTCATTGTCATGTTAGTTGTTGCTGAACTACCTGACTTAATTATTAATTCGCCTGAATTATTTGTAAATCTACCAAACTCAGTACCACCGTCTTTTAATATTATATCGCCGCCATCTGCGTCTAAATTAATATCTGTAGTAGCGTCAAGTGTAATTGTTGAACCACTATCTATCTCAGCGATAACAGGTGTTGTTAGAGTTTTATTTGTAAGAGTTTGTGTTGACGCTAAACCTACTAATGTATCACTAACTAAAGCAGGCAATGTCAATGTAATATCTGAACTTGGGTTACCTGGTGCTACAGTAGTTTCAAAACTATCGTCTGTACTACCTTCAAATACTAAGTTACCAGATATAGTACCACCAAATGTTACTGTATCTGTGGCAGCGTCACCTAAAGTTATATTACTATCACCTTCAGTTGTACCTGTAACTGTTAAGTTACCTGCAATGGTAACATTGGCACCACTCATAGTTAGAGCAGTAGTAGCAGATGAACTTGATTTAATTACAAGTTGTCCAGATGAGTTAGTAAATCTACCAAACTCAGTACCACCATCTTTTAATATTATATCGCCGCCATCTGCGTCTAAATTAATATCTGTAGTAGCGTCAAGTGTAATAGTTG